TGAGCAGACACCCGCAACATTCACTTTGGAATTGAAGATATATAATGAGTGGGAAGGCATACGTTCCTTTGTATCTAATTACTACACTTAACATGGCAGCAGTTACACGAGTCGGAGACGCAGATTCACCCCATTGTTCTGGAATGTCCAGAGCACAGGGTTCTGGTAATGTCTTCGCTAATGGAAGACCGATCTCTCGACAGGGAGATAAGAACTCTATACACTTAAAACCAGGTAATCCATGTCCTCCACATTCTGCTTCCATATCAAGTGGAAGTTCTACTGTCAAAGTAAATGGCAAAGGATGTGGTAGAGTAGGAGATGGACTGGGTGGTTGCACATCAGTCGCAGCAGGATCGCCAAACGTATTCGCAGGAGGTTAAATTATGGCAATGAAATGGAACATGGGTAACACCATTGAATCGAAACCAAAGAAAACAGCACAAGGTCGTGGTCAACACACGAAGTATAGTGCTACATCACGTAACAAAGCAAAGAAGAGGTATCGTGGGCAAGGCAAATAGAATAGTTGACGGTAAAAGGAATGCTAACATTCCTGTAGATATGTCTGATCACTTCTACGATCATGGTAATGAGTACTGCAGATACTTAATTACTGATCCTCGTAGTGATAGACAGGGTAAGAAACGTAAACCTTTCGAGAAACTAGTATAAATAACAATTGATAAAGAATTGTTTCATTCGGGATGTCTTTGATATCGAAGTCGTTTAGAGACTTCTCCCTTACATTTGAAAAGAACGCAGTGACTAACGATATTCTGTCACTTAAGAATGAAGCTGCAATAAAGGAGTCTGTAAAGAATATTGTTCTTTACAATTTTTACGAAAAACCCTTTGATCCATTTTTCGGTGGAAACATAATTGGTCTATTGTTTGAGAACTCTACACCTACAATGGTATTAGAGGTTAAGAATAGAATCGAGCAATCAATTGAAATTAATGAACCTAGAGTTACCGCTGTATCGGTTGCGGTACAGTTTGAAGAGAGTCGTAATGAGTTAAATTGTCAGATACAGTATTTGATATTAGGAATATCGCCTAAGTTTGATGACATCAGTATAGCATTTAAACCATAATGGCATTTAATCAAGTTAATGCCCTTGAATTTAACCAAATCAAGGCACAAATCAAAGAATACCTAAGATCACAGTCACAATTTAGTGATTATGACTTTGAGGGATCTTCTTTGACTGTGCTAATTGACACATTAGCATACAATACTTACTATACAGCGGTAAATGCTAACCTTGCAGTCAATGAAGGGTTCCTAGAAACGGCAGTTTTGCGTGAAAACGTTGTAAAACTTGCTCGAATGATTGGTTACACACCAAAATCAGCACGTTCTGCACGTACAACAGTAAATATTTCAGTTCAAACCGCATTTCCATATCCAAAATCAGTTACAATGGCAGCAGGATTGGTTTTGAACTTCACAGGATTGGATAATAACAACTTTGTTTTCTCAATTCCTACCGATGTTACACAATCTGTGGACAGTTTGACAGGAATCGCAACATTTAATGACCAAGTTTTGTTTGAAGGTCTATATTTACAAGACACTTTTGTAAAAAATACAGCAGAAAGACAGAGATTCATACTTACAAACGATAGAGTTGATACAACCTCTATGATTATACAGGTAACTTCTGGTACAATTACAGAAAAATACCTACAAGCAACGGATATTACTAAGATAGATGCTAACTCTAAAGTATTTTTCTTAGAAGAAAGTGAATATCAGATACCAGAAATACTATTTGGTGATGGTGTTGTAGGAAAAGCACTATCAAATGGAGATGTTGTTACTGTAAAATATACAACTTCTGCAGGAACAGGAGCAAACGGACTAAAAGTTTTTGAAAATATTGGAACTTTTAGAGATAATTTGAATAATGCAATCACTTCTGGCATTTCAATTACTGCAGTTTCGTTCCCTGATGGTGGAGCAGAACCAGAAACTACAGAATCTATTAAATTTTCTGCACCAAAATTCTATTCTGCGTTCGGAAGAGCAGTTTCTACACGGGATTATGAAGCAATTATACCTCAAATCTATCCAAACGTTGCATCTATTGCATGTTATGGTGGAGAAGAAGCGGAACCTCCCGAATTTGGTAAAGTATTTTTAGCAATCAAACCAAAAAATGCTGATAAATTATCACTTTCTGAGAAAAATTCTGTTTTAAAGAAACTTAGAGAGTATTCTGTTGCAGCAATTCAACCAACAATCATTGATCCGTCCATTTTATACGTAGATTTAACAAGTTTTGTCTACTATAATCCTAATATTACACGCAAAACTCCTGCTCAACTTAAAAATTTGATCATTACTACGCTAACAGTATTAAATTCTAGCGGTGAGTTCAATAAATTTGGCGGTAAATTCAAATATTCTAAGATTCAGAACATTATTGATGATGCAGAAAGGTCAATTACCTCTAACATCACCCGCATTGCGATGAGAAAGAACGTAACAGTTGATTTAAACACTCGTGTTAACTACAAAATCTGTTACGGTAACAGAATTAACAAACAAACCTCCACAAATCCCGCAGTAATATCCAGTGGATTTAAGATTGTTGGTGATGACATCAATACCTACTATCTAAATGATGATGGTGCAGGAACTTTACGTTTGTATTACGTTAAAGGAACTGGTGAATTTGAATATGTTGATGGATTGTGGGGTGATGTAGATTATGATATGGGAGAGATTGTAATTAATGACTTGATCATACAATCTACTAATGTAGCAAATAATACATTACAAATTAGAGCTACACCAAAGTCAAATGACTTAGTTTCTCTCAGAGAGACGTATATTACTATGGGTATAGATAACTCAGTTATTACTATGATAGAAGATACTATCAGTAGTGGTTCAAATCTATCTGGAACAGGAGTAATTCCAGAATCTAGCTATTAATCGAATATGACCAATAGTTCTTGGAGAGTTGGATCGTGGACGACCCCTACCACAACGGTTACACAACCACCTGTACCGTCGGAAGTCAGTCCAGAGTCAAGATCCAAAATATCAACACATATCGCAGGACAATTCCCTAGTTTTATAAGGGATCAGTTTCCTACGTTCATTGATTTTGTCAAAGAATACTATAAGTCACAAGAATTAAAGGGATATTGCATTGATATAATTCAAAACTGGTCAGATTATTACAATATTGACAATTATGGAGATTTAGTTACCACTACAACACTAATTTCTACTGTTACAACTGATTCTACATCAGTTGACGTTGAATCTACACGTGATTTTCCGAATGAAGGACTATTATTGATAGATGATGAGATAATTTACTACCAAAAGAAGGGTTCTACCCTTTTTCAAGACTGTGCAAGAGGATTTAACGCTGTAAGAGCAGTTGGAATTGAAGCAGACTATAGATTTGAGTCTACAACTGCTGCTCATCACACTTTAGGCACAGAAGTTGTCAATTTGAACAATATTTTCCCGCTTTATATGCTCGGAAAGTTCAAAGAACAGTTTTTAGCAACATATCCAAAGAATTTTGCAGATAGTGTTACAGAAAGCACCATAATTAAGAGGATTAAGGATTTTTACTCTTCAAAAGGTACAAGTAGATCATTCCAGTTTGTTTTAAGGACACTTTTTGGTGTTGAGTCTCAAGTGTCTTATCCTAGAGAGCGAATATTCAAACCTAGTGACGCATTTTACACTTCTAGAGAAATTATCCGTGCAACTCCTGTATCTGGCAACCCAATTGAACTTGTTGGACAAGTATTATACCAAGAAGCGGATCCAAATGACCCAAGTGTTGATTTTGCAAGAATTTACGTAAAAGGAGTTGTAGAAGTCTTTACCGCAAGTGGAACAATTTACGAAATTGACGTAGATACGAATAATTCACTCGGATCTTTCGTAACTCCGTATAAAACAGTCCTAGCACAAGATTTAGGGCAAGAATTGATTGATACTACGGTTACAGTTGACTCTACACTTGGTTGGCCTGAATTAAATGGTAAATTTAGGATAGAAGACGAAATAATCAGTTATACCGACAAAACAGTTACACAATTCCTCGGATGCACTCGTGCAATCGCTCCAACAACTAATGTAGCACATGATGCAGGGCAAGAAGTGTTTGCTGCGTTTAAAATCTTTGGATATTCAAATATAGATGGTTCTGAAATACAATTAAAGGTATTTGGTGGCACTAGGGGTGTTACACTTAATAAAGGTGGAAAATATTACTTACCAGACTCAAAAGTCACTACACCCGCTGCACCTGGCTTTGATAGTCTTGATCCTATATGGGATTCTTTTATATACAATGTCAGACGTGCTCTCAGAGGCGTCTCAGCGACTCTAGGACAGGTAGAAACTGATGGATCGGTAAGATGCACGGTAACTACAAAAGAGAAGCATAGATTAGTTAGAGATGACACTGTTAGAATATTAAATGCTCCAGAAGACATTTACAACAATAATCACATCGTAGTTGGTATTGTTGATGAGTTTACTTTTGAGTTTATCTTCTCATCATCTCCTGCATTCGGCATTTCTGGATTTGAGTTTTATATTGCTAGAGAATTTGCTTTTGGTCGTTCTGATGATACTTCTATCAACATAGCAGTCAGAAATACTACAGGTGATGTTCAGAACACATATAAGTCATCCTCTGATGCAATAATTGCTAGTACAGGTATACCAACACATAAGATAGGACCTTTTGCTGCTACAGACTTAGATCCTGGCAACCAAAGGTATCTAAAACGTATTCCTCTTGTACCAAGCATCAAATCACAGAAAACTGCAACTCCTGTGGGTCAGATTGCTATTGGTGCAAATGGTGTCCCATTATTCTCATATAAGTCTGAAACTAAGAAAAAATACGGTGGTATAAAATCTATCGAGAGGATTAATGGAGGATCTGGTTATGATATTACAAACCCTCCTACCGTACAGTTTGAACCAACATATCAACTAGACACAACATATGCAGGATTAACTAGAGTTCAAT